AAAACTACCCGAAGCGCCCACCGTCATAGTGAGAGTGCCCCCAGGATAATTACCAATATCCGCAGCCAAAGTGATCGACGTTTCTTCAATCGTCCATTGATTTAAACCCCGGTTTGCCCAATCCGCCAGCATGAGGTTTATTGAACGTCGTGCCGTTTTCAAATCGTATCCAGTACGAACCTCTAACCCACAACGTTCAAACGCCTCTTCGACGTATTCGACTACATCGGGTTCAAAATTAGTTGAACCAGAAGTTGCCATTTATCTTCTTTTTCGCCCCTGTGGTGCGCCCATACCTAAGTTTACAGCGCAAGAATGCACCTTCCCCCCGCCCATATAGCTTCGAGGTTTATGTATCGCGCCACCACCCATAGCGTATTTTACCTTCAAGCCCTTTTTTTTGGCTTCCCGCTTTGCGGCGGCTTTACCCTTCGCGCTATACGCAAAGTGCTTTTTCCCCACCTGTGGCATCAGTACCCCCTAAGACAAGAAAATAGTTAGTTGATTACTGCTTCCAGTAAATGCACTTATATAAACGCCCTCGGTAGCTAAAACCCCATCCCCCGGTATATTCAAATGATGAATTCCCGTAGGAAATGTTTGGGTCAATATCGTGGCACCACCAGAACCTCCGTTCTTAAACGTAAAAGCTCCGGCGGCGTCTGCATATATCACTACCTGTCGAACACGAGAACGAGCCGGACCAACAATAGCCGCAGTCGTTCCCTGTGCCCAGTTATAGGCCGTTACATCAGAACCAGCCATAAACTACCCCCTTTATGCGTCAGCAAATGGAGTAACGACCGTACCCGAAGCAAGCACCGTGCCGCTTACAACGTATTTTGCACTAGCGGCTGCGTAACACGTGATAACGGACCCAACGATTCCGCCTTTCGTTGTACCATTCAACGTAATGACATCGTTAGAACCGCCGGACATAAAGGTTTTGCCCGCCGCGTCACTTTTACCTAAATACAAACCGCCAACGAACTTATCGGTTCCGTCAGTCAAAATGTCCATATCGGTAGCTGCCGTTATCACTAAAAAGGTGAAAGTCGCACCAAGATTATTGAGTTGTCCGGGGTCAGTAGGATCACCCGGCGTAGTGGTGACAATCGAGGGTAATGTGAATTTACCATCGGCGTCATTAGTTAGTAGCAGTTTTCCTGCGTGTGACGCCACTGTGAGTGTGGTGTCCGCTGTGAGGCTAACAACGCTAGTTGAACCAGCACTGATGAACCCACCTAAAGATCGAACGGGACCGGAAAAAGTAGTCTGTGCCACTTAAATACCTCCTTACGAAAGGGTTGGCCCTAGAGTCTTCGTAAGCGTCCGCTGGGTCGGTCGCTAGGGCTGTTTTCCCAGAAACAAAAATATAACGGAAAAAGAAAAGGGCAGCAATGCCGCCCTTTCCTGTGCTTTGCTTCGATGGAAGCTCCGTTGGCTTATGCAGCCCCCGCAGTACCAAAGACGCAACGCCAATCTGACACACCAAAAGCGTATCTCTCACGAGCTTTGAAACGCATGTTGCCCGTATCGAAATCACCTTCCATAGCCGTTTTAACCGGCGTACGGTTGAACAGCTTGAAGCCGTTCGGTGCGTCCGTCTTGACAAAATAGGCATCCGTATCCGTGAGAAAGTGGTTAACCACTGCCCCATCGGGAACCATACCCATTGATTTGACTGCGTTCGTGTCATTGTCCGCAGTGCCAGGACGAAGATTAGAGTTAAGAACACGCTCTGCAATGAATTGCAGTTCTTTTGGTATGATTAACTTCATACCGCGAACCGCAACCTTGAGGCCGCGTTCATCCGTCATGCCAGCAATATCGATCAGCATTTGCTCCAGTGCGGTTTCATTAAGATCCGCAGCGGTGGAAAGCTGATTACGTTGATTACCACTCAGAGAGGGATGTGCTGAAGAACAAAGCGCCGCACCGTCACCAATCGGTGAACTGGTAGAAAACGCATTATTCAGGATCGTAGCACCCCGAATCTGCTTGGTTTGCGACATGGATCGTGCCAACGCTTTTGTATAGCGTGAGGCCAATCGATCATACAAATTGTCTTCGATAGCTTCCTCAGTAATGCTGAAAGCAAGAGCGATGGTTTCCATCGTATAACGTGCAGTGTAGGTTTCCTGCGCGTCATCAAATGAAATCGCACTACCTTCGGCTTTAACCGGCGCAGTGCCGAAACCAGAAAGCATTACTTCCTCTTCAAACGCTCGGTCTGAAGATTCTGTATCGAAAATTTCCTCGAATTCACGATCATAACGATCATATTCAAGCCCAAACAAGGCATTAAGGCCGGGTTCAAGCTCTTTCGCGAGTTGTGCGCGAGTAATAGGCATTGCTTATCCCCTTACTTAAATGCCAGTCGTAGTGGCAGTAGTTTGTGAATCGAAACGAGCATTCGGCGAGTTATAGTGAGCATTCAAACGCACCACAAGCGGTATACCCGCAGCCGAAAAATCAGAGTTAGCATCGTCATCGACGATACCTACGATTTTCAGACCAAGGGTTGCTGTGGTAGCAATCGAAGACACACTTAGTGCCGAAGATGACTGTCCCGTGTTTGTCGAACCTGAACGAGCCGAAGTCCCCAGAGTCGCATTAGCAAAGATGGCTGTTACAGCCGTAGCTCTGTCAGTAATGCTGGCGTCTGTCGCAACTTGATAAAGTTGCATTGGATTGTCCGCTACAAGAGCCTTCACCGGAAAGTTCGTATCAACGCTAACGCTGTTCGATCCCGGCCAATAGTTCTTGAAAGTGGTTTTCTTGGTTCCTGAGTCAACAAATTCAACGCCAATTAATACTCCCAACGCTGCCGTTGTTCCACCAGCGGTATCAGCAGCTTGGTCAATGACCCCTGCTGCTAGTGGGACGACGAGTTCGCCGTGATAAATGACGTTAGTATTGTCCGAAGCAATTTCATATTGAGTGACACCCGTAGAATTTGCTGCACTACCAACCAATCCAATAGGACGAAGACCGTAGGCAGTTTCTTGATTTGCCATAGTTTCTCCCTAGCCGTTTAAAACAAAGTGACTATTAATCACTTTTTTGACGGCTACCAAAAGTTACACGTGATTGGCGTTCGGGTTTCCCGATCACCATAGTTGAGTGTGCGTTTTCTCGCAGCAGATCGTGATCCACAGCTTCTTGAAGATCCGCATTTCGTTGTTCGAAATACGCGGTCCTCTCCGCCACTGTTTCGACAGGGATTCGTGCGAGAAGTAATCCACCAACACCAAAAACACCCTCGTATTTTCCTGATTCCATAACCGGAGATTCGAAATCCGGGTATTCATCCTTGCGGACTAGTTCATAACCTTCGCGTAGACGTGCGGAAACATTTTGTGCGTCGTCAAACCCACGTGTTTCTGCTCGTATCCAGCGATGCTTATAACCGTCCGGCGCGGGAGGTGCATCCAATTTTGATGGGGGTTGCCAAGGTCGACGGGCCTGCCCCGCCTCTCTGGTAGTGTTTGCGCGAGAGGTACGAACAGTTCCAGTGCTTGTCTCTTCCGTTAAAGAGTCTTTTTCTGTCATGTTCCTATTCCTTCACGTATTTTGCATATTCTTCAAGCGGCACACCCAATTTTTTAGCGATAGTCACTTGGCTCGGAGTGAGTCGAACCTTTCTACGCCCAGTACTGGCACTGCGACTCACACCAGCAACCGTCTGAGCGGGTCGGTTACTTTGAGTCGATTTAACTTCTTCAAACTTTTGCGGAAACGCATCACGTATCCGTTTATCCAGTTCATCATAATAATCATCGGTTTGCGGGTCAAACCCTTCGGTTTCAACAAGGCGCTTATGTATGCCGAAAGCCGCGAAAGTACGTTCTTCTTCGTTCTCTGCCCCAAACCATTTATTTCGCTCGGCCCATTCTTCGGCCTTCGGATCAGGAGCTTCGGGGGCAACAGGAGCGGCCTGTGGAACGGGCTGTTGTTGCTGTACCGGCGGCGGAGCGGCTTCCGCCTGCTCTGATTGCCGCTTTTTAGTGGCTTTCGCTTGATGATAACGATCCGCAGCTACCGCTAATTGTGCAATCTTTTGCTGCGCGGCAACCATCGCTTCCGTGTCCCCCACGTCTGTTGCACGTTTTAGCTCATCCTGTACCTGTTTCTGCTCCGCAGATACACGACCGCCATACTCACTTAAATAGCTTTCATCTAAGGTCTGTAGCCGACCTTTTATCTGGTTCGATTCATTTTGAACCGCCTGGGCATAGCGAGTAGCTTCGTCACGTTCCCGTTCCGTATCTTTTATTCGCTTGGTCAGTTGGTTAATGCGGCGTTGAACCTTTTCACTATATTCGTCGTGCTCATCCGGTGCCGTCGATGCGGGTTCGGGTGCAGTCTCCTCAACGGGAGAGGCTTCTTGTTCTGCCGCCCCGTTCTCTAAAACTACATCTTGCGCTTCTTCCGCCGTCTCAAAAGGAACTTGGTTGTCTTCTGCTTGGTGCGCGGGTAGGTCTGTCTCAGCCATTTTTAATCCCGTTAAATGTGAATAATATCGTTCGGATCAAGAATCGTACCTAAAATCTCATCGTCATTTAAGATACGCACCTCACTACCAAAAGCGGCGTTGTCTTCTTCGTTCAACTTTAACCGTGAACCAGAGTACCGGGCAAAAACCACCCATTGCTTTTCGTGGCACCAAGGGCCTTCCGGAAACCGTTGTTCGTCTTTATACGCTTGTGCGCCCATTTTTAAAACATAGCCAACGACCGTTTGAATCTGCGTGTCGTCTATAGATTTGTCTGGGATAAATATACCGGCCTTTGTAACAGGTGGTGGACGGTACGGTAAAATTAAAATGCGCCAGCCGGTAGGTTGGGGTAAACGGTCTATTAACGACGCGTTTATTAGCGAGGGATCTAAAACTCTTTCCTCTTCCTCAACGTAACAATCTTCCAAAGTATTTGAGTCTTTCGACACTTCAGCCATCCAAGCTCTCCTGTCTTTCCAGCATGTCGGAAAGTTCTTGGTTAATGTGGTGTATTGCGTCCAATTCGCCCATCAGATGTTGGTACTGTTCCATGCTATTTACGCCTTTATTAGCTAAAACATCAAGAACAAGGCTACGGCGTTCACGTAAAACACCTTGTACAAACTGAACCACATCGATCTCATCCATTGGAAACGCATCCTACCTTTTTATATAAAATCTTACTAGGTCTTATACGTCTTTCTCGGCCATTTTTAAGGCGCTCTGCCGCGTCTCATCGTTTCGTCGTAACCAGCCACGGCCAAAGGTATCAAACGTTTTTAAGTCTCGATAAAAGTTCTCTCGTTTTACCGCAATCGTATTTACTACATTAGTATGATTGGCTTGACCACATACCTTGGCTACGGTTTGGGACCCGATAATACCGTCATCGTCTACGTTTACCGCTTGCTGTAACGCTTTACTCGCACGACTGATACCGGCGTTAACCGCCCAATCAAATACGCAAAAATCAATGCCCGAAGGCAAATCATCCCCCCGTATTCGATCCCAATAATTCTCCTTATAAATAGCGCGAACGTCTTCTAGCGGCATTTCTTTCATTTCTTTTTCAGTAACCTCGCGGCCAAGAAAATCCTCATAGACACGTTGCGTAACGCCATAATTAGTTCTACCCCCCGGATCATCCGGATGATTCACGTAACCGCCTTCGTGTTTTAACAAGCGATCTAAGCTGGACGAAAAGTTATCTTTCATCGTCTTCTTCTCCTTCTAGTTCCCGGTAATACGCAACGATGCTAAGTACTTGTCGTAAATACCGTTTTATTTCAGCCATGTTGGTCGATAAATTTTCGTATCCCTTCGTCGTCAAGGAATACCACGCTGTTACAGGGGCTTCCCCCTGCTTTAGGTCTTCTAAATATTCTTCCATAGTCGTCGGCGTCAATATCTTCCACTCCACAGGAACGCCTACAATTTCAGCCGGAAGCGGTGGGTGATACATCGGTGCGGGTTTTTCAATCGTCACAACTTCAATTGGCTTTACTTCAGGTGGTTCAAAACGTGAACCCCCTAGAAGAGAACAGGCATTAATTAAAAAAAGTAAAACTAAAAATATCAGGTTTTTCATCTTTTAATTTTCTCGCTATCCTCTAAATCCTCCCATGCAAAAAAATTTGCAGCGTCTTTTTGCTGTATATGTCGAAGGTTTTCCAAAAAATCCAAATCTTCCGAAATTATACCATCGATGCTGTCAAACCCTTTTTCAACAGCGACCATCACACGTAGGCCGCCGTTAAACACTTCTAATTTATTAAAGTTTTTATTAAATCGAACCAAAATAGGGTGCTTTATCTCTTGTTCCATTAAAGAATAAAATCGTGGTTTTTTTCGCATAGTAGGTGCTGTTTTTGTAGCGACATCTGATCCGAACAAAAGCGTATTTAACGCAATTGGCTCAATCTTTAGACCATAGTTTTCTTTAACTTTTAAATGGTTCTTCAAAACACAGCCGTTAAGAAGGATCAGCAGTATCGGCAGGAGTATCTTTTTCATCAAACTGGTTTGGGTCCGTTATATCCCGTAAATCTTGAAGCACGCGTGACGTACCACGGTTTACCATTCTTTCTAAAAGTCCCGGTTTCGCCATCGACAGCATATTTAAATCGTGTCGGGCAAACTTACCTCGCAGCTCAGTCACTTCTTTTTGTGCTTCCGTGTTAGCTTCGCTTAACTCGCGAATCTTGGCCTGCGTTTGTTGCTCCCGCGCCAACTGTTCTTCCATTTGCGCGTTTTGATCCGCTATGGTGTTTTCTAAAAGCAGTTGATTATCCATCGATTGTTGTAGTTGAACGGCCAGG